TTCAACGATAGGTTCTTCCATTGGTTCTTCAGGCATTGATATTGCAGTTATAACTCCGTTATCTCCGATAGTCATTTTTGTACCATCTGCTAATTCGGCTTCGCCTGCTAATGCAGCACTACCATCAATCATTACAATACCACCAACTTCAAGAACATCAATCATGACTTTACCGCCATCCTTTAATTCGTATTCGGTAGGTTCTGCAATTGGTGCAGCCATAACTTCAGGGGCAGCAGCTAATTCGTTAAAATATTGCTTTACTTTTTGTAAAATTTCTTTTGCTTCCATATTACTATTATATTGATTTTTAAAAACTGTTTAAAATTTCTCTTAATTCTGCTAGTTGTTTTTGGTCTTCGCTTAATGGTGCTTCATAATCAAACATACCTTCAACACTAAATCCTTTTACTTTACCTGACTTTACTAATTCCCAAACTTTAGGATTCTCGACATAGAAACTACCGAACCAAGTTCCATCAGGAAGGTCTTTAAATGCTTCCATTGGTTTTATACCACGCTTAGAATCACTTATAAAACTTTCAAACATTGTTACCCCTTCAACTTGCATATCTGCTTCGTGCATAAGGTTAACGTTCTTTTGATATCCCTTTTTGCTAAACTTAATTGCAATTTGTTTGATAGTATCAACCGAGAACTTTACATAGTGTTCTCCGAATTGTTCTGAATTTCTATAAATTAATTGTTGTGGAATCATTAATGGTCCTGTGATGATATGTTCGCTTTCGGATTGGATAGCAAATGTTAATCTTTCTTCTTCTTCTTTGAATTGAAGGAAAGGTAGCTTTATAGCTGGAGAATCAACAAGGGCTATAAAAGACACTTCCGCATCGCTATCCTCATCCTGATTAATTATTAAATCGTAAATAGGCAATTTCATATTTATAATATATAATTTAAAATTAGTTGTTTAATTTATCCTCGCAGCCCTATTTAATCTTTGTATCCTTTCTTGATTATTAGTAACATCGGTTTCCAATACAAATGCCCTTGAACTTGCTACACCTATTTGGTTAATTGATGAAGCGGATAATGTTGTAGTTTCTGCTTGTGATTTAATTGGTGCTGATACACCTGCAATTGAAGGTGCAGAAGTATTAATGCTACCGCCACCACCTTTAACAGATGACAATATACCTTTTGCTTTTCCAGCAGCCGTTAAAACTGCTGCAACTTGACTAGCATAAAAAATAGGAAATGCAAATGCCGCCGCTGGTCCTGTTCCTGCTGCACTTTTTTGCGCAATATTTAAACCATTAACATAACCTTTTGCTACACCTATTGCTATTTCTGCCAATGCTAATGCTTTAGCTGCTGCTGTATCTTTTTCAAATAGGCTACCTAATGCGTTTAATGCTCCTCCTACCGCATCTATAAATTCCATTTTTGCAGCTAATTTTGCCCTATCAATTTCTTTTTCTTTATCAGCATTTGCCTGGACGTCTTGCAAATGTTTTAAGTTTAATTGAAACAATCCCGCATTTAATTCTTCTTGACTTTTTTTAATTCCAGCTTTTCTTTCTACTTCTTTTTTATCAATCGCATCTTGTTCTTCTTGTAATTTTAAACCAAATTGAATATCTGAATCTTGTTCTTTTTGTTTTGCAATAAAAGTATCTAACCTTAATTTATCTGCTAGTTCTTTTTGTTTTTTTAGTTTTTCTTCTTCTTTTAATCTTGCTTCTTCATTTTTCTTTGCTAAATCTTCTCTGTTCTTTTGTATTCGATTATTGTTCTCAATTTCATTAACTGTTCTTTGAGTATTTAAATCTATTATTTTATTGTTTTCTTCTTGTGTTCTGTTTGTTTTTTGCAATAACATTTCAACTTCAGAAGCTGCACGTTCTTGCTTTAGTTTGTGCATTGCACCCTCTTGGTTACCCATTGCACCAAGTATTTTCAATTGCTGGTCAATAGTTTTATTTCTTTCATTTGTTTTATTATTAAGTGCTTCCATTGCCCTGTCTGCTTCACTTGTTACACCAACAAAATCAGTAACTGCATCAATCATTTTACCAAAGAAATCAGTAACATTTTTTAATGGTCCTATCATTCTTTCAATAGCAGCCTTTACCTTGTCAAAGTTCGCTACAAGTAAACCAATCCCAATAACTAATAAGCCTATTCCTGTTGCTGCTATTGCCCCCTTTAATGTGCTAAATGCTTTTGTAACATTTCCTTTTATCTCATTACCTAATAACTTAAATGAATCCATTGCCCCAGCTATTCCGCTTATCCCTTGCTGCAAAGCCATTGCACTTTGTACCTTTAGCATCATTTTTTCTACGTCCTTACCCTCTGCACCGAATAAACCCATAGCCCCTTGTAAGGCACTAAATCCAGCTACTGCACCTTGCAAAGCACCACCTAAAGCAACAAACTTTTTATCGGGGTTAAATGTTTCTGCTAGTGCTTTTGCATCACCGATGGCATCCTTTAATCCTGCTACTTTCTTTGCTGCATTTATAGCTTCCTTTGATGTTTCACCAAACTGCGAAGCCATATTTAGCAATTCATTATTGGCTTCTCTTAATTGTTTTTTAAAAGAACCTACCGATGCTTCTGCTTGTTTTGAATCCGTTTTTATCTCAAATGCTAGAACTGTATTTTGTTGTGCCATTTTAATATTCTTTATTTATTACCCTTAAAAAATCTGCCTTCGTTGTTTCATTCGCTTCAGGTGTATAATCAGTAAGTTTAATTAATCTATACAGTCCACCATCAATATATTTAAATGAAGCAAAATTTAAATTAAATATATCTACATCGGTTAACTTTACATTGCAAGTTAATAATCTGCTATCCTTATCTGTAATTTCTGCCATGTACGGACTATAATAAACATTGAATTGATTAACATTTAAAGCACCACTTACCAATGTAAAAAATAATTCTTGTGTTGCACCAAAGTTTAAATCATTTGCTACCGCATCAGGGTCATCAAAGTGTCCTGCATAACCATAAACGGTTTGGCTTGTTAATACAGTTGCACCATCTAGGATATTGTAACTTGCCACTCCTGTAATTTTCTTTGCTACTAATATTCTGATAACACTATCAATAGTTTCTTCTAGCGCATTTGTTTGTTTAAATATAGTACTATAAACTTTTACCTCCCCTGCATAACCGACCAATGGTGTTGGTGCAAAAATCAATTCTACATTTTCCGTTTCTTTAGAAAATTCATATTCACTATCAAATATTCTGCTTCCGTATGCTTCGTTATATCTTTTTTTATACAACTCATTATAATAATCATTATCATCTTTATATTTTAGCATATAATAACGACTGTTTAACTCCGACATAGGCTTAATCCTTATCGGTTTGCCCCTATCTACCTTATCACTCCAATCCTCTACACTACCATCATAATAATCTACATAAGGTTTAATAATTAAGTGCTTCTCGTCAAACCTATTTTCGTCTACATAAAGATTAAATAGTTTAAGAATAGAAGCAAAGAAATCTTTTTGAAGTATGTTTTTTGGTATACAGTCGTTTATTGTGATAGTATCACCCAGATTAATAGTTACAGGTGACTTTGAATCGGTAATAATTTCAAATGAACTTGTAATCTGTCTTAAAGATGTTATATCATAAACTGGATATTGAACCATAAAGGTATCGCCATAAGCAATAGCGACATTGTCTACATTTATTTTCTTTGCAGAAAATGTATACGGTAAACTTGATGTGGTTGTAATTGGGACAGAGCCAATAGTTACACCATTTTTTGTTAATGTAAAATAATAAGTGCCAGCAGAACTTTGCGCTATAACTTGACCTGATAAAGAAATTCTAAAATTAGCAGTTATTGGACTTGCTCCATTATAATACCAGCTTTCGCCATCAAGGTCACCTGAAAGGAAATCCCCTAATGTAACAGGATTCCATCTCCAAGCAATTACATTTGAATAAGTTGCTATTTTTGCTACCAATTTCATTTGTCCTGTTAGATAGCTTACTATTTTTTTTAAGTTATGTGGTATGATTAACCGCTTAAATCTATCCGTATTAAATAAAGCACTTTCATACGTGTAACCCGCTACTTCAAAAATCTTTTCTAAATATTCTTTTACAAATAAAGCAGGTCTAAATGTTCTGTAATTCCAATTCTTTTTATCAGTTGAATAAGTTCCGTAATCAATATGAGGATAATAATAACCAGCACCAGCATTTTCATTAGTCCAGCTTCCTGTAATGTTTGCTATACTATAAACATGGTTATAAGTACTAAAATCTAGTTCTTGTATTTTCTTTGCCCCTAAACTCATAGAAAATCCACCAAGTTCACCAATAACGCTACATTCATATTCTACATTCTGTCCATCAATAATAATTTCAAGTAATTTAAATACTCCTTTTATTACTGTCATCCCATCTACAACTATACTACACTTTGCAGTCTTACTTGCATTGTAATTATAAGCAACATTTGGACTTGATGTATCCGTATAGTTAGCATTATTAAACTCAAATATATTACCTAGTAAAGAATTATTATTTGCAGTTCCAGGCAATATTATTGTCTTACTAAATGATGTTGTCTTAGTATCTAAGTTTTTTAAATCACTTACCGAATAAGTAATTTGGTTACTCAATCCCTTATCAATATCTAGGTCGTAATCTTCTATTAATATTCTTGTCATCTTAATTGGGAATATCTTGTTTGGTTCATGTTAAACGTTAACTCTAATGCCTTTAATTTGTTAAATACATTTTTGCTAAACTCATAATTATTTTCCACTAATGTTACAGGATAAAAATAACTGTCAATCTCCATCAGTATTTGTGGGGATGCTATAAGGTCAGCCATCCAACTATATTCATCATCCGTTAAAGCATCGGCAGTTAGCTTATAAGTAAAGTTTGATTTATTACTATAATTAATTGCACCTTCATAATACCTATTTGATGTGCTTTTGTAATCAACTGCATTACCATTTAACCTATAATCTCTTTGCTCAAATGCTTTACGTTCAACCGACATATTAAGCCTGCTAACTAAATCAAACCTTTCACTATCCCACATACCCCAAGCATTTACAAAGTGAATATTAATTGGGTCATACTTAGGATTGCAAACAACGTAAACTCTTATCTTTTCAAAACTATTAAACCATACTTCATAATACTTTACACTGTCGTTTATTGTTATTGATAATGCAGTAGCTATTGCAGTACTTCCAATATTCATTTGTACAAAGCCATTCTCTATTGTTGTAGTGCTTCCGCTTGCAGTTGCTATTTGATTATTAGATGCGTCAAAGGTTGAGCATTTTAAATTTAATGTTGTATTGGTATAAAATGGAATATATAAATTTTCACCCAATTTTGTATTTGCATAAAGTGGTCTATTGGTTAACCACTTGTTTAATCTATCTGATAAACTTAATACCCTTCGCTTTAGTAAAGGAGCATTGTAATTGTATGCCGTTGTAGTTCCTGATGCAAGATTAAATGTTGTTATTCCGCTAACTTCCTCACCTACTCTAATATCGTATTGTACCGCCATTTCACCGCTTAAATTTGGCTCATAAACGTATGCCGTACCAACTGGCTCAAACCAATTAAAAGTGATGCTATTGCGCACCGTAGCACCTGCGTTAAAATATGCCTTACCATTTGAAGGTTCGGGGAATTGCCTTACTGATATTTTTCTATCTCCCCCAACATATACTTCAAATACATACTTCATGTCTGTACTACCTGATGCAGTACTTGTCGCAACGTGCCAAAGGTCATCTTGTGCCGTGCTTCCGCTTGCAGGATTGGTATTAATTGTTATACTCATTTACTTTTCTTTTTAGGTTGCCCAATTTTTACTGTTATAGTTTTACCAATTAGATACATTAAATCTTCACCTAAATCTTTTGTTACTCTTTCCGTTGCGTTATCAAAAAAGTTAGTTGTTTTTATACCCCATTTCTTAATTAAATAAACCATTGTTTGAACTTGTGAATTAATTGAAGGACTCTTTTTTTGTGCGCCTATTATTGTTTTTTTAGGTGTTTCTAATCTTAATCTCGCTTTTCCACTTTGTATGTATTTTTTAATTCCATCCCTTGCCTTTTTGGGCATTCCGTATGTCTTATATTGAAAAGGGCTATTCGGGGCATTTGAAGAATCGTCAACACCCTTAACACCTTTATTTACAAAATCATAGTAGTTAATCATTGATATCTTTATACCGCTTCCATCCTCATTTGCAACTACCTTTGTGTTATCTGCTAAATCACCGCTTGCTCTTTTTACTTTTTTTGCTTTTAGTTCTATTTGTATTTCATCAAAAAATGTTTTAGCATATTGTTCAAAAAATGCCAATGTTGTATTATCTAAATCAGGCACATAAGCATCATCAATACTGTAATCTGACTTACCTATTTTAGCAAAATTATCAAGCTGACTTTTTGAGATACTCATTATCCTTATCCTGTTTTAATTTTAAATAAAGTAAATCATTTAAAAAATTAATTACTTTTAAATTCCAAACCGATTCAATAGATATTCTTTCGAAGTCTGCGACCATCTTGGCATTGTAAAGCCATCCAAAATGTTTTGTGAAATCGTCAATACCTCCATCGCTTTCTCCTTCGGTATTCCTTTCTTTGTCATCTCTGCCACCAAATAAGGCTGGATAACTTGCATTGATACGTTGAATAGAGTGTAAAAAAAAACCGCTGCATGGTAAGCAGCCTCAAAATCCATTGCTTCCATTTCTTTTGCTAAATCTTCATGGTCTACCTCTACCCATTTACCCCATTTAAATCTAACTGGTGTAACTATTGAAGCCATTATTTTGTGCAAGTTCTGAATTATATCTGTGCTAAAGGTTGCTACTTCTACATAGGTTGATGCCTTTGCCTTTGCTACATCGTAATTAATTTTATAAAATCGCTTTCCTACCCTTACTATCTTTCTAGGTTTGCTTTTTAACAAATCCCTTTCAAATATTTTAAACTCTTTATGTACCCTTGCACAAAGTAAATTGAAACGAATCATTGACATTGCTTCCACCTGCTCAGGTGTTTTGTTTGTTACTATACCTACCATCTTAATTGACTTATCAAAGTCCATATCGGTTGAAGTAGCCACATAGTACAACTCCTGAAATTGCTTAATTGTCATAATCTATTATATAAGTTTTTGAAAAATGTAATTAAATGAAATGATATTGACCGCTTCCTTTGTTTTCAATACGGCATTTATTAGCTAATGCTAAAGCATTAACACAGTCATCGTGAAACCCTGATGGTGCGGAATACCTTACCCCAGTTGATGTAAATAAGTATTCAAATATTTCTAATTCGTCTTTAATTGCTCCTTCAGGGAATCCTATCTCGCCTTTATGTATTGATGATGCAAGGCTTTCCATTAATTGCTGCTTGCTTGTTGATGTATATTTGAACCCTGTCATATCGTTGAAGTGCTTTTGCAAGTCCTCTACAATCGCATCACCTACTCCAGTACTATCTATAAAAATATGTTTATGCTTTCTTATCTGCCTTATTGTTTCTTTTGTCTGTAACCAATCCTTTTGGAAACGTTCATGGTAACTTACCTTACCATCACTATCAAGTCCAATTATAACAGTCCAATCCACAGACTTTGCCAAATCAATACCAAAGTACATGGGTTCATTGTAACTTAAATTACAGGTACACTTTGTAATATGTTCACTACCAAATGGGTTAGCTGCATTCTCCATTGGGTTAGCCATATATTCTTGTTCGAATACAACTGATGGTAACTGTGCTTTTGCATCGTTTATTTCAGATGTTAAAATATAAGGATTATCATAAGTAGTAAACTTGAAACTTTCCCAATCTCTTTGCCCACCTTTCATATAGAGTGAATAAAAATAGTTCTTTCCTCGTGGGGTTGATAGGAATAATGCCCTGCCCTGATAATCGGTTAATGTTGGACGGATTGAATTTAGCCATCCATCTTCAAGGTTAGGTATGAAACTGGCTTCATCTATAACAACTAAATGGAATTTTCTACCTCTTAGGTTATCTAGTCTTTCACCTGTATAAAATTCAACTGTTCCTTCATTAGGAAAATGAATAGTTAAATCGCTTTTGTTGTTTTCAAATGGTACGCATTGTATTAATTTCTCAAAGAATGTTTTTGCTAGTTTATATGTTGGAGTGATGTAGGCAACATTCATTCCCTGAATTGCATTGCTAATAATTTCAACCTGTGATAGTTCTGATTTACCAAATCTTCTCCCACACATTACAACTCTAAACCTTGCTTGTGATTCAAGTATCTTAGTTTGATTTTTATGCGCTTCTGGTAACTCTAAAATCATAAAATGGTTTTACCCTTTACAAATACCACTTCTATTTTGCTATCCTGAATTACTGCCGTTGTTTCTTTTGGCTTACCGTATACCCTGCTCAATAAAGTATCTACTGAATACAACGAACCTTTAGCCATTGATTTAATTAACGCATTTGCTAAAGTCTTTTCTAATATTGTGCTTTCTTTGTTATCCCAAACTGCTTTAAGTTCATCCACAGTCATTGCCATTAATACCTGAATGCAATCCATTACCTGTGCGTTCTTATAACCCATTGGTGCTAATTCAGTTATGTACTTTCTAGGTCTGCCATTCCTGTTACCTTTCCACGCTGCCCCTTTCTCATAACGATTAAGGAATCCTCCATGTGGTTGTTTCTCTAAAGACATAATTTAAATAATTTACTGTAAACTGTGGGATAAAATAAATGTCTATCTAATTCATAACCCATACGTTTAAACATCAATACCCAATCAGCTTGGTTCTTTACGTTAATATGCCCCCATTGCTCATCGTAGTCTGTTATCTCACTTGTTGAACTGAATAGTACATAAGTAGGTTTAACCGCTTTAAATAGGCTTAAAATCTCTTTATCGGTCATGTGTTCTGCAACTTCAATTATTGCCATTAAATCGGTTGTAATAGGTTCGTGGATAATATTAAGGTGTGGAGCATTCTGCCGGATATAATCTTTATGGTCATCCCATATCTCATATACTGAAACTAATAAACCTTCATTATAGAAAGCATCAGAATAAACTCCAGTACCTGCACCATAATCCATTACGGATTTAATTGGTAAGTCTTTAAATTGCTCAGCAGTTACCTTTGCTAAGTTCTTAAAACTAGGATTAGCAAAACTAATACCCCATCCTATTTCTTTTTCTAGAAATTCTTTAGGCGTTATCATACCATCTGTATATTAGGTTAAGGAAATCAATTACGCATATTGTACAATTAGTATTATAATGATAGTACGCATCTTTTACCCTTCTGTATTCATCTAATAACTCTTTTTGAATATCATGGTTAAAGTTTACTATCTCACCTGTCTTATGGTAGAAATCATAAAAGTGCCTATGCTTATCAAATACTAGATTTGTTTCTTTCTCAGGTGATAATGCTTTTGTAGGCATCAAATCGTTGCTGATTAATTTCTTTGAAGTTGTACCTTTTGGTCGCCCACGCATAAAGTTCGTTGCCTAAATTTTCCCTTAGACTTGGGTTGTTAATGAGTAAATTTATATATTTAAACCAATCCTTTTGACTATTAACCCATAACACAGGCGCATCTGCATCCATATTATAAGGAGCAACATTTGAACAGATAACAGGCAATCTTTTTGCTGCTGCTTCTAGTATCTTTAAATTGCTTTTGCATCCGTGCCAATCTGAATCCTCCAAAGGTATTAAAACAATATCAGCATAGTTATACATATCCATGTATTGGGTAGGACTTGTTGAATGAAGTTTAACCGATGGATGCTTACCAGCAAACATACTAAACATTCTATCCCATATTGATTTAGTTAAAGGGTCGCTATCATTATAACCACCCATTACCATTTGAATATTGCCTGTTAATCTTTTTAGTGGTTCTCTTAATATCTTTATGTCGTTCTCATGACTTACTGAACCGCACCAAAATAATCTTACTTTGTCCGATGGTGCTTTTGTATCTGTAAACTGATTAATACCATAGGGCAAAGCATTCGGCATTATTACCGCCTTGTCTGTGAACTGCTTTACTTTATTCAATAATGCTTGATTAGTAACCGTAACAAGGTCTGCCTGCATTAAATTTCTTTCTATCCTTTCGCCCATGCTTTGGTATGCCTCATAATTCAAATGATTAAAAGGTAGTTTCCAATGGTCATCAATATCCATAACTACCTTACACCCAAGCAGTTCCTTTGTTTTGCTCCAATTTGTATCGTATTGGCATATCCTATTGTAAACTAAAATATCCCAATCATCTGTCTTGTCTTCAGTAATAAAGTTGGTTACATAACCTTTAATGTCGTTCATAAAAGCAAGTGGTAGTATCACTCTATGATATCCGCATCCTGATTCTTTATTTGTTAATCCTATTATGTTCATCTATTGCTTTTGTAAGATTTTATTTATTGGTATTAATACCCCTTTACTTGTATTGTTATCCCCACCTAATGTGAAATTCCCTGTAAAATATTCTTTAACTAATTCTTTTAATTTATTAGTAGGTATTATTATTGCCATATCATTTTGTTCAAATCTATATATCCAATAATCTGCATCGGTAATTGATATGCCTGATTGCTTTTCCCTTGAATAAACTTCTATAAATATATTACCAGTCTTTAATGCTAATCTATCGCTTTTTACTTCAACCTTTAATCCACCGTTAAATAAATCATTTACCCAAGTTTCTGCAAGTTCCCCAAATTTTAAATCGTGCGTAAAACTATTTGAATATTTCATTTTATTTTAATTGATATAAAACCGGCTGCAAATATTACTGCTATTGTTTCAACCGTATGAATGGGTAGAAATGTAAATACTAATGCTGACCAAACAGTTAAACATTGAATACAGTCAAAAGGTCTTAATCTTTTTACTAAAGGTATTTTAAATATTCGCTTTAGAATGATATGCCCATTAAATACGTTAATGAAATAATAAGCGAACGTAAATGCTGCTATGATAATAATATACATCTTAATTCTTTTTTTACTTTGTTAGTGATATTACAAACATGATTAACTGGAATGGCGTAATATTCGGCAACCTTCCTATTGCTTCCTAATTCAACATACTTATTAAATATTCTTATTTCGTGGTCGGTTTCTATGTTAATATTATTCTTTGTTAGTGCTTTTGTTGCCTCGGCTGCTAAACTTTCAGGGATTATCGGTAAATCAAGTTGACTATTAAAATATTCAACCGCCTTTAGCAAATCACTCTTTTTATATTTATAATAAAATTCACTTGTCTTAGAGGTTGCCATAAACCAACATATCTTAATAGCATATCGTAATAAGTTATTAGAGGCAAATAAAGCTGCTATCTTATCACAAGGCTGAAGTAATAGGCTAACTGCTATTTCTTGCCTTAAATCGTCTTGTATTGATTCAGGCTTTGTTTTGCTTATCGCTTTTATAAGGTCAGGATGGTTGTATATCTCCAGTACTATATCGTTACACTTATTCATAATTATTTGAGCGATAAGGTCGGAATCGAACCGCCTTCTCTAACCTGGATGGTTAGCGCATTACCATTATGCTACAATCGCTGATTGTCTTTCTTTTAAAGTTATTTTTTCACCTTTATACATTCCAGCACCCATTTCATCTATTTTACTAAATGGTAATATTGGAACGGTTATTTTGCAAGTTTTGTCAATTAGGTAAATGTATTTTAATTGTTTACCTACTAATGGTTTTCCTTTTAAAACCTCAACCATATATTTTTTAGCATTACCGTAACCACACTCTAACATTTTTTTTCTTAATGCTCCGTGTTGTCCACCTTGCAAACCCATTAAATGTAAAGTATCTCCGTTTGGTAATTCATATAGTTGTTTACTATCGTTTATATTTGTTAAAACAAACCCACTTGCCCTGTAAATTGTACCATCCCCACATTGTGTTGCATCTGCAAAACTCATTACCCATTTTACTTGTGGTGCATTTCTTTTAATTAATAGTAAACAAATTTTTATAAATCTACTTTCTGTATATTTTGGGGTGTCATCAATACAAACTAATCTATTTAATTCTAAAAAATCATTCCACTTTGTGTTTTCAATTAAATGTAAATGTAAATATTTATTTATAGGTCTTCCCCATTGTGCAACTCCAATAATTTTATTATCTAAAAACGCACCAAAACATATTAAACCAGTTGCAGCTACCTTCCCGCTATAATGATGTTTTTTTACAAACTCATTAGCAATTTTACTTGGTATTACTTTAACGATTATTTCCTTTGCTCTGCCCATTGCATAATAATTAAATATAAAGCATTACCATTACTATTTTCATTTCCCATCGTTTCTGCATATTTATATTCCTCAGTTCTTTTAATTTCTTCAATAGCATTTTTTATTTGTATTGCTTGTTCATCTGCTAAAGTAAAAGTCATTTGCTGAAACGGCGCTTTATCCCCATAAGGTAAATTAAAATCAGTTCCAAATTCATTACTATCTTTTGTAAATATCGGCAAATCTAATCCCCAATCTTTTAATTCTATCTCATCCCATTCATTAGCAACCATCTCCCACTCCCATTCTCCAAATCCTACATTATCTTTAATAATAAATTCGTTCTGCTTTTGTTCGGACCAGTCAACTACTTCAACGTTAACTTCTTTATAACCGCATTCAATCATAGCTTTATATCTCATATTGCCTCCAAGTATAACCATATCTTTATTAACTACAATAGGTCTTACTGTTTCCATTTCAGGAAACTCTTTGATTGACTTAACAAGTTTTTTAAACTTATCATCTTTAATTAATCTTGGATTCTTTGGATTGCTTTTTACTTTATCTATCTTAACTTTTATCATTGATTAATTTTTTAATATAAAATACTGAATCAAGTAATTCTTCATACAAGTGGTTTAATAGCTGCAGGTTGTTTAAATCTGCATTATCTAGAGTAGTTCCGTAGGTTTTAATTCCTTTGGCTTCTCGCTTTTGTAAGTCTGCATTAATCTCGTCTAATAATGTCATTGTGCTTATCTTTTAAAAATTGCATATACTGTTCCTTATCCCCAAAAAAAATATGACATTGCCTGCACAATGCCATAAGGTTATTAATTGAATCTTTCTCTTTACTGCCACCCATGCCACGTGCCTCGATATGATGAATGTCAACTGCTCTATTATCACACACCTCACAGGCAATATAGTCTTCGATACAATAATTAAAATACTTCATGTATATTTTAGTATGCGCTTTCATTAGAAAGGTAAATCTGATTTTGTATTAATGCTTACTGGCTTACTTTCGTTTGCTTTCTTTGGGTCGTAATCGTTCAAAGTAATCTTTACGTTCTTTCCGTACTGGTCAGGTTCAGCAAATATGCTAATGTTTAACTTGATGTACTTCTTACCATTGTATTCGTATGAATGCTCTAAGGCATCCGTAATACACAGGCTTGAACTTAGGAAAGTATCGTTAATTTTTTTACCGCTTCCCAATCTGATTTGTTGTTTTTTTTCTTCGTTCATTGTTATTGGTTTAAATATTCGTTTATTAATTTAATTGTATGTCCAAATCCTTGCCCAAACTCTGCTTTATATCCTTTGCCCCTTAGCTTTAGCATCATTGTTTCCTGTTCTTCATGATGTGCGTTCTTTCTCATTGAGCCATCTTTTTTAAATACTACATTATTAATTGTTTTTAGTTCAATAAAGAATCCAGCATAAGCGCCCTTTGGTTCTGCTATAAATAAATCAGGGTAAGCGTTGGAATATTGTAGCGCTTTATGTCTTTTTGCCATGCCTATTGACATTCTCATTCCACTACTGAAGTCAGTTCGGAATATAACGTATGGGTAAAGTTTTCGTATGTAGTCGCAAACTAACCTGTGTAAGTCTTTCTCTAACATAAACCAAAACTATAATAAACTTATCCACATCTAAAATAAAGTTATTAATATTAGCAGCAGTTTATAATTTAGGCACAACAACTTTTTATAAAACCGTTATAATCTGTAACGGTTTGAAGTTGTCAAGGATTCCTTGTTGATGCGTTAAATAATAATACTATTCGACGCAGATTTGCAATGATTAAAAATTTTCTATTTCTTTTCATCTAATAATTTATATGTTTTTAAATGTAATTAATTAATCTGCTCCTATTTATATTCTCTTGCATGTAGTTTTAATATTTCTTAAATGTCGCATAAATCACTCATTTGTGCCTTATATGAAACATTACGCATGATATATCAAGCAAAAATTCATGCAATTTGTAAAGCTATTACTTTACTTCCACCCCCTGTTGGTAAAGCTATTGGTTTACTTTTTTCCTAATTTTTATACTAAAAGTATAAATACAGTTCTCTTTTTAAACAATATGCGCAGTATAACTCCCTAATTTGGCACAATTACACTTCCTAGATTGTCAATTTATATGCGTCCAAAACTCAATTAAATGTTATTATTTGGCAAAGTATAATCATTAATTAAATCACTATAAAATGGCGGTAATGGTGAAATTGTGCCTAATTATAGCCATTAATTTATCGCTCATTAAAACCTCATTTATCAATCATAGTTTATTTGTCAGGTTAAAGCTGACTATTCCACCATATCAAAATCAATTCTATTGTCATACATTAACTCTCGCAGCTTATCTCTTACATCATCCAGTTCCTTGTCTTTGTTTTTAATTTCTGACCTTAGCCATTGGTCTAAATCCCACAAGGTGCAATACATTTTGGATGCTTTTGTATGCAGTTCAAATTCTTGGTTATCTTCAGGAAGATTAAATTCTAATATTGCTTTCATAAGTTATCTATGGCAGAAAGCACCGCAAGATGTTTCCTTTTTTAAAGATTTATAAAGTGTTTCTATTTCGTTAAACATTAATTTTTCTTGTTGGCATTCAATTCCTAACTGGCGTAGGCTTTTACCATTACCCATAATAGCATAATACTTTAATCTTTTATCTTGCATCCCTTCTTCAAATTCAATCATTTCATCAAACTCTTTTCTATTTAAATGGTACATTGCCCTGTATTCTTTTTCTGATTTAAAAAAACACATTCTGCATCCACCTCGTAACATATACACAGGAAAATTTGGATGAAGGTTATTTAATTTTAAAATATCTTCACAATCATCCCTATTTAATCCGTTTTCAATTAATGGATAAGTATATTTTACATTTGATTTTAATTCTAAATTACCAGTTCTTCCTTCTTCATCTGCATTAAATCCAATCATTAATTCACATTCGCCTTGACTATGTAGAAAGTTATCTATTGGCTCAATCTTAAAAAGTCTTGTACAATACCTTGCTTGACCTGAAGGCATATACTTTTGCTTTTTAGCATAATGCTCTAATCCTATATGCTTTTCATTACTAACTTTTACCAAATTAAAATCTCCTTTGTGTAATGTTTTTAATTTATCTTCTACATAATTAATACGTTCATACATTTCATTATGCTCTGCACCAGTATCGCACCATATTGCAGTTGCTCCTTTGCCATATAAAATGCACATTGTTGTACTTTCAACACCTCCGCTAAAACTTATAAATCTTTTCATAATTAAAATAAATTAATTTGATTTATATTTTCATTTTTAACTATATTTCTTGCAGTATTAAATATTGTTAATCCTACTTCATAATCAACTAAATTTCTTGCTATTTTATCTTTTCTTTGTTCTCCTTTATAGCTATCAATATTTATTTTATGAAATTCACAAAGTTTAGTTAATTCATCATTACTTTGCCCACACATTATTCCACTAAAATCTCTTTCATTAACATTTGTAGGTAAATTAAAATTAGTCCAGTAAATATGCCTACCTCTTTTTTTACCAGGAATTAATGGTTCATAATAAGGAATTACATTTTCTACACAATATTTACCTTCAAAATGTGTATCTAATAAAATAACTTCTTGATATAAACTCATTTCAGGATAAATTGGTAAATAGAAATCTCTATTTTTTTGTGTATACCTAACTTTACTATGACTTGGGCAAGGTGGACTGCTCCATATAAAATCAAATTCTTTAAAATGGTCAAGTAAATATTGGTGTGCATCTGCAACAATTACTTTATCATTAGGGAATCTTTCTTGATACATCCTTGCAAGTTCCTGGTCAATTTCAACTGCAGTAACTTCGCAATTATCCCATAATAAACGATTGCCACCAAGACAAGCATATAAATTTAATACTCTCATAATAGTTCTTTAAATTCCATTCTTTCTCCAATAAATTGGAATGGTATGTTTTTTAAACTTCCGTGCCTATTTTTAGCAATCTTAACTATACATTTGCCTTCTGAATTATGTGTCATACCATCAACTTCTATTTCTCTTATTCCATAGGTCTCAGGTCGCATAAGAAAGATAACACTATCTGCATCTTGTTCAATTCCTCCAGATTCCCTTAAATCAGATAACTGTGGCATTTTATCCTGTCTGCTTTCAACTGCTCTGCTTAATTGTGATAATGCGATTACTGGAATATTTAATTCCTTTGCTATTATTTTACACCCTCTGCTTATTTCTGCTATCTCGCTTTCCCTGTTTCCTTTCCTGTCTACCCCTGACATTAACTGAAGGTAATCAATACAAAGAAATTCAATATTATATTTTCTTTTTAATATAGCTGCTTTGCTTCTTAAATCTCTAATATTTAAACTTGGTGTGTCATCAATGTATAACTTTGCTTTTTGCAATCTTTCTTCACTAGCCATTAACATAAATTTTTGTGCTTCTGTAAGGTTATTAGTCCGTAAATAATGATGTGCTATTCCTGAATCTAAACTTATTAATCTGTTAACTAATTGCTCCCCTGACATTTCTAAACTAAATATTCCAACTGGCTTATCTTGTCGTAATACGTTTAGTATTGCATTCAACATAAAAGCAGTTTTTCCCTGTGCTGGTCTTGCTGCCAAGATTATTAAATCAGGGTTAACCCATCCACTAATATATTTGTTTAAACTTTCCCATCCTGTATCAATTCCAATCTGCCCATTTTCAAGTATTGAATCCCTTTCCTTTGCTAAACTCATGATGTAATGCGCCATTCCTTTCTCGCTATTTTTATAAATGCTTTCCTGTGCGTTTAGTATTTTATTAGAAGCATTGTTTAAATGGTTTTCAATTTCTCCCTGATAACTATCGTTAACTAATTCCTGACCAATTACAATACCTTTTCTTTGCAGGTAATTTTGTTGCAGGATTAATATCCAGTCATTCATTGATGAACTACCAGTTACATTATTTGTT